TATTTATCACAAAAAATTTCACCACAAAGATCACAAGAATTAAAACTTTATTATGAAGATGAATTGGCACGTGCCCTGTCAGAAGACGGATCTGCAGCAAGCACTTATATAACTCCGAAGAATTATTATCCAAACATATGACATTAAAAACTTTAGGAATGGGAATAGCAAAAGTAGTTACTAAAAAAACTACAGATAAATCTTTGAAAGAAGCAGGAAAAAAATTTAAAAAATATTTAGAAAAAAAGAAGGGAAAAGATTTAGATTGGGATGATGTAAAAGCATCTGCTAAAATCTTTACTAAAAGTCCACATAGAGGAAAATAATGGCATACGCAAGAGGAAAATACGCACAGGCAATATCAGATAGATCAGGAATGGCTTTTCCCTACAATGAAATGGTTAAAGAGTGGAATGGAATGTTAGTTCATATTTCTGAATATGAACCAAAGCAACCTCAATTGGAACCAAAACCACGTGGTGGAGATGCAGAAGCTTTGAGAGACGCAAGACGTGCTAGAACTGAAAATGCTACTGCAAGATTATTGCCACATAATCCATTTACAACATATGCATCAGGTTCAGGAATTATAAATGTTTATTCACCCGATCATGGTTTGACAAACGGGACAACTTACAGATTTAGAGGTGCTTCATCAACTTCAGGGAATTACAATGATCCATTAAGCTTTGATGGTATATCTGGGTCCAATATTGCAAAATCAGCAGGTTATGCTATTACTACAGGTAAGTATGTTAGTGGTAGTAGAGACACAGATAAAACAAGTGATTGGTTTTATTTTACAGTTGATACAAACACTGCAACAGCAGGAGAAGTTATAGGAGGAGGGTTTCCAGTCTCAGTAGGACCAGCAACCCTTAGCGCATAATGGCAGGATTTACATATTCAACATTAACAACAGCAATTCAAAACTACACAGAAGTTGGAACTTCTGTATTATCTAGTACTATTACAGATCAATTTATAGATAATTCAGAATTAAGAATTTTTAGAGATGTTCCAATTGATGCAGATAGAAGAGAAATTGTTGGTAATTTAGTTGCTTCAAAAGACAACGTCCATACTCCTGCAGGAGCATTATTTGTAAGAGGAGTACAGGTTTATACTTCAACTACAGCTGCAACAGGAGCTAACAGTTGGCTTGAGAAGAAAGATATTAGTTATTTAAGAGAGTATGATGCAGCTGAAACTACTACTGGAACACCTAAATATTATGCTATGTCTGATGGTGGAGCTACTGGAATTGGTGCGACTTCATCAGGTAGAATAACAATTGTTCCTACTCCAAGCTCTGCTTTTATGTATAAATTGCACTATAATGCTAGACCTTTAGGATTGAGTTCAGCAAATACTACAACTTATCTTAGCACGAATTTTGGAAATGGACTTTTATATGCCTGCTTGGTAGAAGCATTTAGCTATTTAAAAGGTCCAACGGATATGCTACAATTATACGAACAAAAATATCAAGCTGAAGTACAGAAGTTTGGTCAAGAACAAGTAGGTAGACGTAGAAGAGATGATTATACGGATGGGGAACCTCGTATACCTCTCAACGTACAGACACCGTAAGGAATAGAATATGGCAACACTAACAACTAAAGTAATCGAAGAAATCACACTTAACAATAATAGTTACAATAGCGAAAGATCGTTAGATATTTCAAGTGTTAATGAAATTGTTAAAAGAATAGTAACCATTTCAACTACTGAAACAGGGTTGTTAGGTTTTGCTACAGCTTCTTCAACAGATTTATCAAAAAGCTATCTAGCAGGCCAGTTTGATGAAGACGATGTTAGATACATTAGAATTACAAATTTAGATTCAAGCAACCATCTTACATTAACATTTAGAGATGAAGATAGTACAGAGTTTGCAATTAAAGTAGACGCTGGTCACTCGTTTATATATCCAGGTGATAATAGTGGTGGAGTTATAGATACAATGCATGCAGGAGGTTCTGCATTAACAGTATCATTAAACGATTTGGTTGATATTACAGCAACCGCAGATACTGATTCTTGTGATGTAGAAGTATTTGTAGGAAGCGCGTAGGAGGAATATGGCATCAAGTTTTACAGGTCTTGGTACAGAGTTAATGACAACCGGCGAGAATGCCGGAACATGGGGTACAACTACCAATACCAATTTACAAATTATAGAACAAATTTCTGGTGGCTATACTGAACAAGATATAGCAGGTTCAGCTGATACAACAACATTATCTGTTTCTGATGGATCAACAGGTGCAGTTCTTGGGCATAGAGTTATAAAATTTACTGGAACGATTACTGGAAACCAGATTGTAACTATTCCTTTGGATGTTCAACAATTGTATGTTTTGGTTAATGGTACATCAGGGGCTTATACGGTTCAATTTAAATATGCTTCTGGATCAGGAAGTTCAGTTACTTTTGCAGCAACGGATAAAGGAACAAAACTTGTTTACGCTGCTGCTGATCATGCATCTAATCCAAATCTAGTTGATTCAGGTATTGGATCTACTGCAGGACATGATTTAGATGGTAATGAATTAATTTTAGACGCTGATGCGGATACAAGTATTACAGCAGATACGGATGATCAAATAGATATTAGAATTGCAGGAGCTGATGATTTTCAATTTACAGCAAATACATTTACTGCACAAGCAGGTAGTACGATTGCTGCACAAGCATTAACTGCTACTACAGTTACAGCAAGTGGTATTGTAAAAACGGACGACACTACTGAAGCAACTACTACAACTGATGGTTCACTACAAACTGATGGTGGATTATCTGTAGCAAAAGATGCAGTATTTGGTGATGACGTTAAATTATTAAGTGATTCTGCTGTATTAAGTTTTGGTGCAGATTCAGATACAACTTTAACTCACACAGATGGAACAGGGTTAACTTTAAATAGCACGAACAAACTTCTTTTTAGAGATACTGGTTTATATATTAATTCATCTACAGATGGCCAATTAGATTTAGTAGCAGACACAGAAATACAAATTGCTGCGACAACAATTGATATTAATGGTGCTATTGCAATGGATGGTGCAATTACTGGTGCTACTAATATTACTTTATCAGGTGAGTTAGACGCAGCTACTTTAGATATATCTGGGAATGCAGATATTGATGGTACAGCTAATTTAGACGCTGTTGATATTGATGGTGCTGTTCAAATAGATAGTACAGTAACAGTCGGTGTTGACGACACAGGACATGATGTTAAATTTTTTGGTGCTACTTCTGGGTCTTACATGCTTTGGGACGAGTCTACGGATGACCTTGTATTAGCAGGTGCAGCGAAATTATATTTATACGATGCGGCTGGTGGTGAATATCTTTCATCCTCAGGATCTGCATTAACTATTGCTTCTGGAGGCACAGCATGGGAATTACCAACATCGGATGGAAGTGCTAATCAATTATTAAAAACTGATGGTTCAGGAAATTTAGATTGGACTACAGTATCAGGAACAATTACAGCTTTAAATAATCAATCAGCTAATAGATTAACAACTATTGGTTCTACAACAACAGAATTAGATGGTGAAGCAAATCTATCTTTCACAGGTTCTGCATTAACTTGTATAGGGACAGTTACAGTTGGAGTAGATGACACAGGACATGACGTTAAATTCTTTGGTGCAACTTCTGGAGCATACATGCTTTGGGATGAATCGACAGATGATCTTGTATTAGCTGGAGCAGCAAAATTATATTTATATGATGCAGCAGGTGGTGAACATATTTCTTCTGACGGAACAGACTTAACTTTAGCAGCAGGCGCTGATCTTAATTTAACAGCCACAACAGACATAAATGTTCCATCAGGTGTTGGAATGACGTTTGGTGATGATGGAGAGAAAATTGAAGGTGATGGCACTGATTTAACAATTTCAGGAAATAATATTAATCTTACAGCTACAGCAGATGTAGTTATTCCAGCAAACGTTGGAATTACATTTGGTAGCGGTGAAAAAATTGAAGGAGATAGTACAGATTTAACTATTACTTCTGGGGCTAAAATTAATTTAACAGCTACTTCAGATGTAGTTATACCAGCAAACGTTGGAATTACATTTGGTAGTGGTGAAAAAATTGAAGGGGATAGTACAGATTTAACTATTACTTCAGGAGCTAAAATTAATTTAACAGCTACATCAGATGTTGTAATTCCTACTAACGTAGGTCTACATTTTACGGATTCTAGTGAGAAGATAGAATCAGATGGAACAGATTTAACTATTAATGCAGGCGCAGATATTAACTTAACAGCAACAACAGATATTAACGTTCCAGCAAACGTTGGAATAACTTTTGGTGATGATGGTGAAAAAATTGAAGGAGATGGAACAGATTTAACTATTTCTGCTTCTGCCCTTGCAACTATCGATGCTGGCACAGATATTACTTTAGATGCTGATGGTGGGGATATTTTCGTTAAAGATGGTGGTACTACTTTTGGTAGTCTTACAAATACTTCAGGAAATTTAATAATTAAATCAGGGACAACAACTGCATTAACTTTTAGTGGAGCTAATGCTACTTTTGCAGGAACGTTAGCAACAGCAGCAGGTGGATTTAATATAGCTGGTTTAGATATAGATGGTGCAACAGATATCGGTGCCGACTTAGTTGACGCTGATTTATTCATAGTAGATGATGGAGCAGGTGGAACTAATAGAAAAGTTGCTGCTTCTAGAGTTAAAACATATATTGGTGGTGGTACTTCTTGGCAAGCAGTTAAAACAGGAAATTATACTGCATCAGCTGGTCAAGGTGTTTTTGTAAATACAACTTCTGCAGCAATTACAATTACACTTCCTGCAGGAACTATAGGAGATCAAGTTTCAATTGTAGATTACGCAGGAACATTTGAT